TGGACCGCCTGACCCGCTCGCTGGCCGATTTCGCCAAGATGGTCGAATTGTTCGACGCGCACGGAGTTTCCTTTGTCGCAGTCACCCAACAGTTTAACACTACCACCTCGATGGGCCGACTGACCCTCAACGTCCTGCTCTCCTTCGCTCAATTCGAGCGCGAGGTCACGGGCGAGCGTATCCGGGACAAAATCGCAGCCTCCAAGCGCAAGGGCATGTGGATGGGAGGCGTGCCACCGCTCGGGTATGACGTGCGCGAGCGGCGGCTGGTCATCAATCCGCCCGAAGCCGACACCGTCAGGCACATCTACGACGGTTACCTGAAACTCGGCTGTGTCCGGCAGTTGAGCAAGGAGTTGGATAGGCGAGGTATCGTTTCGAAAGTCCGCGTCTCGCGCGACGGCGTCAAGTCGGGAGGCTGCCGGTTCTCGCATGGAGCGCTGTACGAACTGCTGGTCAACCCCATCTACATCGGCGAGATCCGCCACCGGCAGGAGCGCCATCCTGGTTTACACGAAGCAATTCTGCCCAAGGAGCTGTGGGAGAGAGTGCAGCGGCGGCTCAATCAGAATGGGGTGCGAGGCCGGGGAAGCTCAAACAGTTCCATTGCCAGTCCCCTTGCCGGAAAGCTCTTCGACGCCGATGGTCAGCCGCTGTACGTGCAGGGAGCGACTAAAGGCGGGCGGCGCTACCGCTACTACTGCTCCAAATGCCTGGTTAACGCCTCGGCGCGGGACAACGGGAGGGGCTGGCGACTTTCGGCGCCCGAGCTTGAGCGGGCAGTGGCGCTTGCCGCGCGGCGTATCCTGAGCGATCGCGCAGGACTGCTCGACACGCTGGAGAAGTCCGCGATCGACCCGCCAAATGTGAGAGCGACGCTGGAAGTGACCTGGAATCTGTCGGGGCGGCTGCAAAGCGAAGCCGATGCTGCGCAGTGCCTGGCTGAGGTCATCGAAAGTGCCGAGTTGCGCGATGAAGGGATATCGGTGACTCTGCGAATCCAGGTTCCGTGATCGCGTACAGGTGTGCGGACCGACAGCGTTCTCCGGCTAACGCGCTTCGTCCCTCTGAAGATGAAACTGCGCGGGGTAGAGACCCGAATCATCATGGGCGCCGGGGAGGACCCAGCCCGGAAGGTAGACGCGGCACTGCTCAAGGCCGTAGCCCGCGCGAGGGCCTGGTTTGATGAGTTGGCATCGGGCCAGGTGCGTTCGTTCAGCGAGATCGCGCGGCGCCAGCGCGTCACCCGGCGCTACGTCGAGCGCCTCTCGCGCCTGGCCTTCGTGTCACCCGTGCTTGTCGACGCCATCTGCCGGGGACGTCAACCGGCTGAACTGAGTGCCAAGAGGCTACTCAAGCGAATCGATCTTCCCTTCGAATGGTCGGCGCAGCTCAAAGCGCTTTCGAGCAGCTGAGGTCTTTGTCCCACCGGGTGTCAGAATGGGCGATGGACGGGCGAAAAGCCGATCAGAAAGGGTCCCGGACCCTCAAGCGAACCGTTTTTTCTGCGCGCGGAGATAAATGCCACGCAATAGGGCGAATGCGTAGAGAGCGAGCTTTCTCCGGTTCGCATCAAGCGCAAATGCCCCGCGTCACGCGCGGATTTCCCGCTATCTCCAGATTGCAGGTAGACAGTACAGACTGTTTGGCGGAGAGGGATGGATTCGAACTCTCGGTACCGCTCACAATTCGTGGGGCGAAATTGCCCGCGGAAGTGGCTCGCTTTTCGCCCTAATCACTACCATCAGCGCTGACGGAGAGTTTCTTCGCCACAGCTTCGGCTCGAATTGCGATGCTGCGCGGCTTCGTTACCCCCATTATTTCGCTCCAAACGACTGGCTGCGTGGCGCGAAACGAGCAATGTGTGTGGTGCTTTAGCTGAAAAGGGGCGCGCACCGACAACTGAACGGAAGTGTATAGAAAGATGAAGCGATCAGATCGCCGGAGTTCTAATGACGCAGGACATTCCGCAGAGCCGATGGATCAGATTGCGCAGCTTTCGAACCTGAACGCCAAAGCACTGAAAGAGCGCTGGCGAAGGCTATTTGGCGATCATCCCATACCGCGAATCGGGCGCGGCTTGATGATCATGGCGATAGCCTACCGACTTCAGGAAAAAGCGTTCGGCGGTCTCAAACCATCAGCCGAACGAATCCTCGGCAGAGTCGTAGATGCGGGCTCCAACAGACAGCTGTTTACCGCAAATCGACCGGTTGGCGCTGGCACCGTGCTGATCAGGGACTGGCGAGGCACACGCCATCGAGTCACGGTTGATGAACAGGGCCTGATTTACCGCGATCACCGTTACCGGTCGCTTTCGGAAGTTGCTCGGGCCATCACTGGTACTCGTTGGTCAGGCCCTCGATTCTTCGGTCTTGGACAGCGGAGTAAGGAGTCGGCTGATGCCTAACAAAGCGATCAAGCGGTGCGCCGTTTACGCTCGCAAGTCTTCTGACGAAGGGCTCGAGCAGGATTACAACTCTCTCGACGCCCAGCGCGAAGCGTGCCAGGCATTCATCAAGAGTCAGGCTGGTGAGGGCTGGCGCCTGCTCAAGACCGCGTACGATGATGGAGGCTTTTCCGGTGGCACCATGGAGCGCCCAGCACTGCAAAGGCTTCTGACGAATATCCGTGAGGGATTGGTCGACGTGGTCGTGGTGTACAAGGTCGATCGTCTCACCCGTTCGTTGGCTGATTTCGCCAAGATGGTCGAACTGTTCGACGCTCGCGGCGCGTCCTTTGTTGCGGTCACTCAACAGTTTAACACTACCACTTCAATGGGCCGCTTGACCTTGAACGTATTGCTCTCGTTTGCGCAGTTCGAGCGCGAGGTAATTGGCGAACGCATCCGCGACAAGATTGCCGCCTCGAAGCGCAAGGGGATCTGGATGGGCGGTACTGTTCCGCTCGGTTATGACGTTCAACAGCGCAAACTGGTAATCAACCCCGACGAGGCCTCGATCGTGAGGCATATTTTCGAATGCTATCTGGAATTAGGCAGCGTGCGGCTGCTGAAGCAGGAGCTGAATCGGCGGGGAATTACTTCGAAGATCAAGACTTCAAGGAACGGAGGGAGGGCTGGTGGCAAGCCATTTTCGCGAGGAGCGCTCTATCATCTGCTCTCCAATCCGATCTACGTCGGCGAGATCCCACACAAGAATGAACGTCACCCAGGCCAGCACGAAGCTTTGGTCACTCGAGAGTTGTGGGCACAGGCGCAGCATCGGTTAAAGATTGGCGCTGCGCGGAAGGGCGAGGGCAGCAAGACCGTTGCTTCCCCGAGCCCGCTGGCCGGAAAGTTGTTCAACGAAGACGGAGAGCCACTGTACGTGCAGGGAGCCGCTAAGGGGCAGAGACGCTATCGTTACTACGTCTCCCGGAGTCTAGTCATAGGCGAGAGCCAAGACGCGCAGCGCGGGTGGCGGTTGCCGGCGAACGAGATTGAGCAGGCTGTTGCAAGGGGTGCACGAGGAATGCTCAGTGACCAAACGGCGCTCACTCTGGCGCTAGACGGGTCGGGCAACGAGTCTGCTTCGCTCGCGTCTGTGCTGCGCTCCGCAGCCTTCCAGATCGAACGTTTACAATCTGAAACCGAATGCTTTGCTGCCCTCGCGGAGATTACTGAAAGGGCAGAACTCGTTCAGGAGGGAATCCGTCTCTCAATTAAATTGCCACTGGCGCCTAAAGATGAGAAGGGCGACCCATCGCCGGGCCAATTGGTACTCACCAAATTGGTTCCCATACGCTTGAAAAAACGCGGCATCGAAATGCGAATGGTGGTTGAAGGCGATGTTGGCCGGAAGAGAATCGATCGACCGCTGCTGAAGGCCGTTGCCCGAGCGCGCAGATGGTCTCTGGACCTTATTGCAGGCCGGATATCATCGCTGGGCGACCTCGCTCGCCGAGAAAAGGTTGATGGCCGTTCTATGCGGCGGTTGATCCAACTTGGATTCCTGTCCCCGCGGATTGTTGAAGCGATGGTCGAAGGTCGGCAACCGTCCGAGATGAGCGTCATTGCGCTTACCCGCCGAATCAAATTGGCAGCGCGGTGGAGCGAACAGGAGCAAGTGCTCGGCATTCACTAAAACTCGATCGTTCACTGCTACACGCCGTCTGGGCTTTCAAAGAATTTACGATGATCGCCGGCAAAATCAGCTGGCCCAAAAACTGTCTGTGCGCCGGCCGCTGCGGCTTTGGGCGCGGAGCAATGAAGCGGCTCTCTGCGGCGGTGAATCCAACTGAGATTTCTGTCCCGCGAATCGTTGAAGCGATGGTCGAAGGTCGGCAATCACCGGAGATCAGCCTCCTTGGA